TAGGTAATTATGAAGTCGGAGAAAAAGAATTAGACTATCCTATTGGCAAACAAGATATTCATTTTATTCCTGTTATTTCTGGTGCTGGTCGTGGCTTAGGAAAAATCTTGTTAGGCGCTGCCCTCATTGGAGTTAGCTTGATGCTTCCGGGTGGGGGTATGTTTGGTAGCTCAGTTTTTGGTGCATTTGGTGGACCAGTAGCTAACGCAGGTTTTCTTACAGGTGTTGGTACATTCACTAGCGCAATAGGTGCATCTTTGTTATTAGGTGGTGTAAGCGATATGCTTTTTCCAGTTCCTGAAATACCTAAATTTGAATCATCACAAGACCCAAAATTATCATTTAGTTTTGCAGGGCTGCAGAATACCTCGAGGGCTGGTACTCCTGTCCCGATTGTATATGGCGAGGTAATGACAGGCTCAGTTGTGATTAGTGCTGCAATCGACACGAATCAGGTATCAGCATGACAAAAAAAAATAAAACTATTCGAGGTGCAGGAGGAGGAGGTAATAGAACACCACCACCACCATATAAAGCACCTGACACTCTTCACAGTAGGTCTTTTGCTACAGTTCAAGATTTAGTATCAGAAGGCGAAATAGAAGGTTTTGCGACTCCTTCAAAAGCTGGAATAACAGATAGAACCTCAACCGCTTATGCGAATGCAAGCCTCAAAGACGTATTTTTAGATGACACTCCTGTTTTAAGTAGTCAAGCTGACAATTCCAATCCAGATAGTAATGATTTTAATTTTAAAGATGTTATTTTTAATAGTAAATTTGGTACGGCTGACCAAACTGCATTATCTGGAATACCCGCAGAAAGTAGATCTCCTACTGGTGTCGGTGTTACTGTAACTGTTGCTTCTCCTGTAACAAGACAAATTACAAATACAGATGTTGACGCTGTTGTTGTTACTTTAACTTGGCCACAAATACAAGTTCTTGAAAATGATGGAGACATAAGAGGAGACACAGTAGATTACAAAATACAAATTCAATACAATAGCGGTGGTTACAGCGACATTATTACAGACTCTGTTAGCGGAAGAACTGCAGACGCATACGCTAGAGATCATAGGATTACTCTAACTGGTGCATTTCCTGTAGATGTTCGGGTAGTAAGAGTCACTGCAGACAGTACAGATACACAAAGAATTAATAGTTTTGAATTTACCAGTTATCAAGAAGTTATTGACAATAATTCTACTTACCCAAACAGTGCTTATTTTGGATTAAGAATCGATAGTAAGCAGTTTAATAGAATACCTCAGAGAACGTATAGATTAAGAGGAATCAAAGTACGCATACCAGCAGCTAACGGAGGTTTGACACCAACAGTAGATGCAGCAACTGGTCGTATTATTTATCCTGATAATTACGTTTTTAATGGAGTTATGGGCGCAGCTGTTTATACAAACTGTCCAGCAATGTGCTTACTCGATTTGCTTACAAACACAAGGTATGGTCTAGGAAATCATGTTACTGACAGTAATTTAGATTTATTTTCTTTTGTAGCTGCTTCTAAATATGCCAATACTTTGGTTGATGATGGCCAAGGAGGACAAGAGGCAAGGTTTAGCTGCAATATAAACATACAATCTCCTCAAGAGGCTTTTAGCGCCATAAATAGTTTGGCTGGTGTTATGCGTTGTATGCCAATATGGTCTGCTGGCAGTGTAACTATTTCACAAGACAAAGAACAAGACCCAGTTTTTCTTTTTAATTTATCTAATGTTGCTGAAAGTGGTTTTTCATATTCTGGTAGTAGCTTAAAACAAAGACATACAGTTATATCTGTGGCTTATTTTAATATGGATTCTAAAGAAATAGATTATGAAGTAGTAGAAGCTGATACCGCAACACAAAATAAATTTGGCTCAATAGTAAAACAAGTTACTGCTTATGCTTGTACCTCAAGAAATCAAGCTGCGCGGTTAGGTAGGTCTATATTATTTGCTGAACAAAACGAGTCTGAGGTTGTCAACTTTACTACTTCTATAGATGCTGGAATAGTAGTTAGACCCGGAAATGTAATCGAAATTGCTGATCCAGTTAGAGCAGGGGTAAGAAGGGGAGGTCGTGTTGTATCTGCAACAACAACTGCTATCACTATAGATGGTGGCGAGCAAACAAGTTTACCAGCATTGAATGATAATCCTACTATTAGCGTTATGCTTGCTGATGCATCTTTTGAAACACGGAATATTAGTGACATAACAGGCTCTGTAATTACTGTAAGTTCAGCTTTTACGTCTGCACCAAATGCAAACTCTCCCTATTTAATTTCTAGTACTACATTACAATCACAATTATTTCGAGTTATAGAAGTACAAGAAACGGACAGGGTTAATTATTCAATTAGTGCTTTGTCTTATGTTGCTGGTAAATATAATTTTATAGAAAATAACACAACATTACCAACTAGAACTGTATCTATATTAAATAAACCCGCTACTCCACCTAGTGCTTTAACAATTACTGAGACTACAGTTGTCATAAACAATATTGCAAGAAGCAAACTTATTGTAGATTGGAAACCAGTTGAAGGAGTTACTCAATATCAGGTTAATTACAAATTAGAAAATGGTAATTTTGTAACACAAGTAGTTTTTTCCAGTGATTTTGAATTGCTAGATACTGTCAAGGGTTTATATTCTTTTGAAGTATTTTCTTATAGCGCACAACTTGAATTATCTGCAAATTCAGCTTCTGCTACTTTCACAGCTGTTGGTAAAACTGCATTACCTGAAAACGTAACAAACCTCACTGTAGAGCCGATTAATGAACAGTTTGTCAGGTTGCGTTTCAAACAAGCTACTGCTATTGACGTTTTGCATGGTGGTCGAGTTTACGTTAGACATACAAATTTAACAGGAGGTTCAGCAACTTTCCAAGCAGCACAAGATGTTATTGAAGCAGTTGCAGGTAACGCTACTGAAGTTATTGCACCAGCTTTAGCAGGGACATATTTGCTAAAATTCCAAGATGATGGCGGTAGATTCAGTGCTACTGCAGCAAGTGTACCTTTGTCTATTGTAGATATTTTAGATTCAATAATTGTAAAAACTGACAGAGAAGATACTGACGGAACACCCTACAATGGCACTAAGACAAACGTAGTTTATGACAGTACTTTAGGTGGTTTAAAACTTATAGACCCAACAGCAAATGCTACTGGTACTTATGATTTTGTAGATACTCTTGATCTTGGTGCTACATTCTCACTTGTTTTAAAAAGACATTTTCAGGGAGTTGGATTTTATACAGGAGATCAATTTGATAATAGAACAGACAACATAGATACTTGGACAGACTTTGATGGAACTGTTGCTAATGATGCCAATGCAAAGATAGCTGTGCGAACTTCTACAGATATGAGTTCATATTCAGATTTTAATGACTTTGCTAACGGAACTTTCAAAGGTAGAGGATTTCAATTCAGAATTACTTTAGAAACAGCAGATACAGCACAAAATATGAATTTACAGCAAGCAGGATATACAGCAACAATGCCATCAAGAACTGAACAATCTTCTGTTATTGCTTCTGGAGCAGGGGCAAAAAATGTTACATTTACAGCACCATTTTTTGTTGGGACGTCTGGATTAGGTAATTTAAATAGTTTCTTACCATCTGTTAATATCTCTCCACAGAATATGGGTAGTAAAGAGTTTTATGAACTTACAAATATTTCTGGAACTGGCTTTACAGTTCACTTTAAAGATCAGAGTAATGGTAGTATTGACAGGAATTTTACCTACAGTGCTGTTGGTTTCGGCAAAGGAGGTTAACATGAAGAAAAATAGAATTTAATCGTGGCTGACGTAACTAATTACACTATTGAAAATGCGTCTGGAGCAAACGTAAGAACAGATATAAATGCTGTTTTTGCTGCAATACAATCTTCAAACTCTAAATCTAGCGATCTTGCAAGCAGTCAATGTGTGGCTGGAATGCCTTTTTTGAATACAAGTACAAATATTTTAAAAATTAGAAATAGTTCTAATAATGGTTTCACAGAAATTGGCAGTATAGATTCTGCAAATTTAGGTTTACTTTCTAAGGCTGGCGGTACTATGACAGGTGCGCTTCTTGTAGATGATTCAAATAGCGCTTCTACTCCAGCATTAAGTTTTGATACAGATACAGATACTGGACTATTTAGAAAATCAGCAAATGTAATGGGTTTTTCTGCTGCTGGCACAGAAAGATTATTTCTTGATTCTAATGGACTTACTTTACAAGCACAAAATGATCTTAGGTTTGCTGACGCTGATAGTAGTCATTATGTAGGATTTCAAGCACCAGCTACAGTTTCTTCTAGTCTTACTTGGACATTACCTGCTGCTGACGCTGCTGTTTCTGGTTATGCTCTTGTATCTGATGCATCTGGTACGTTGTCATGGGCTGCTGCGGGAGTTGGAGCAGTTGGTGGAGGTTCAGATAATATATTTTGGGAAAATGATCAAACCATTACACAAAATTACACAATCACAAATGGTAAAAATGCTGGCAGCTTTGGTCCAATTACTATACAATCAGGAGTAACAGTTACAGTTGGTGCTGGCGAAACTTGGACAGTTGTTTAAATTATGAGCCAATTAAAAGTTGACAGTATAATCCCAAGAGGAGGCCTCCCATCAGGAGCTAGTGGTGGAATTATACAAATGGTACAAACAATAAAAACAGATAAATTTGTAACAAGTTCTACAAGTTATACTGATATTACTGGATTAAGTGTAACAATTACTCCTCAAAGCTCTAGTAATAAAATCTTGGTTTTTACTAATGTTAGATTTTGTACTGGTGCTTCTGGCCAAGATAATAAATACCAAATTCTTAGAGGAAGTACAGCTATATCTGTCGATAATTTTTGCAGAATGCCTAGTTCTGCAGAAGCTTGGCCATTTGCTGATATTAATTTAGATTCACCAAGCACTTCATCTGCTACAACGTATAAAGTTCAATGTAAGGCTGAAACAAATGAGGTATTTGTTAATAGAGATGGCAGCAACCGAGATCTTGGCATGTCATACATAACAGTTATGGAGGTTGGAATGTAATGGGTTTAGATCAAAATGCTATAAAAAAAGCTTATCCAAATGCAGTCACTATAGATGATGGTGCAGGGGCTATGGACGCAAGCGGTAACTCAATAACAATAGACCAAACTTTAGTTGATGCAGCTAGAGTTGAGTTAGATAAGTTAAATTATCAAACTGACAGAACAGAAAATGGCACAACAAAATACGCTTCTTTTGGAGATCAACTTGATATGTTGTATGCCGATATGCTCGCTGGTAAACTAGATACAACTGGAACGTGGGCAACCCACATAAAAGCCGTTAAAGACGCAAATCCAAAACCATGAGTACATTAGCAGTCGGCACAATTAAAAGCGCAGATTCAGCAGCGCCAGTTATACAAAATAGCTCTGGTACTGAAATAGGAAAATTTATAAAAGCATGGATTAATTTTGACGGTTATGGTGCATCTATAAGAGGAAGTTTTAATATATCTAGCGTTACCGACAATGGAACAGGAGATTATACTTTTATAATTGATAATGATTTCCCAGATGTTAATTACTGTTGGGTTGGAACTGCAACTACGGCAACTGGTACAGAAAGCACTATGAGAAATATTGCATTTTCATCTTCAAGTTCTAGTACAAGTAACTCTGCACATTTAGCAACTCAAACAAGAGTAAGTGTTGCCACACAAAACTCAGGTGCAAACTTACATGATGCTAGACAAGTCATGGTTCAATGGATTAGGTAATTAATTATGTCAACACTTAAAGTCAACACAATCCAAAATACAAGCGGTGGCTCTAGTTCAACCCCAGAGCAACTTGCACAAGGTAGGGCAAAAGCTTGGATAAGATTTGACGGTACAGGAACACCTTCAATAACTGACAGTTTTAATATTTCAAGCATTACTGAGATAGATGACGGTCAAAATACTGTGGCTTTTACAACTGCTTTTGCTAATACAAATTATGGTGGAGTATTTAATGGCTCAACTGGTGATAGTTCAATGTTTTCTTGTATTCATACAGATCATATTGCAACAAATAGTTGCAGAATTATTACAAGAACTGGAAGAACTACTGGTAGAACTGGCGTTGTTTTTACCACAGGTGTTTTCTTTGGCGATCAGTAATTTTTTGATATACTAAAAGAAAAAACTTATGGCTAATTCTGATAAAAGGTTTTTATACACAGATGATGACGGAAATCTTTGTATCGTTATACCTGCCGATAATACAGATTTAACTTTAGATCAAATAAAAGATAAAGATTGTCCTAGTGGCAAGACAGTTTATACTGTTGATAAGTCTGCAATTCCTACAGACAGGAGTTTCAGAAATGCTTGGACTTATACGGAGTAAATCATGGGATTTGGCATTGACATGGCGAAAGCCAGAGAAATTCACAAAGCAAAGATAAGGGAAGCAAGAACTCCATTACTTAGTGCTTTAGATGTTGAATTTCAAAAAGCACAGGAAACTTCAGCCAGTACTACAGATATAGTTGCTAAGAAACAGGCATTAAGAGATGCCCCTGCTGATTCTGGTATTGCTTCTGCTAGTGATGCAGATGCACTTAAAGCACAATGGAAAACTGATATACTTGGAACATCTCCATATAGCTAATGGCAATAATTCCAGCGAAGAAAGACTTTACTGTCGATAGGAGAGCAGATTTTCCTATAAGATTGACGTTTAAAGATTCTACTGGATCGGCAATAAATTTAACTGGATTTACTGTAGCTGCACAAGTTTACGATGAATCACGAACCACAAAATACGCAGATTGGGCGATAACATATACAGATAGAGCTAATGGAATTATTGATATGAATTTATCTGACACAGATACAGCAACTTTTACTCCAAATATTTTGAAATATGATGTATTACTAACAGAACCAAGTGGTAGCAAAAACTATTATTTAGAGGGTACACTATTTGTAAGTGAGGGTTACACAGCATGAGCAATCCTAATCAAGTTGTAGTAAGTCAGGTATCTGATGTAACTACAGTTGAGATTACAACGCAAGGGCCACAAGGTCCAGCCTCATCAGGTTTTGAATTTAATGGCGATAACAAAGTCAATGGTTCAATTCCTGTGTTTAATTCTTCAACCAGTAGGTTTGAAGCTACTGCAACTAACACTGTACTTACACTCGTAGATGGAGGAAACTTCTAGTGGCTAACACGATCAGAATAAAAAGATCCACAGGATCATCAAACCCAACGTCATTAGAAAATGCTGAAATAGCTTTTAGAGAAGGTGATGAAGTTTTAGTTATTGGTAAAGGAACAGGAGGAGCAGGAGGATCTGCAACAAGTATTGAGCCTATCGGTGGTAAGGGAGCATTTTTTGATAAGGCAACTACAAGAACAACTAATCATGTTTTAGCTGGTGCTGCTTCTGGAAGTGCTGCTGCACCTACATTTAGAGCATTAGTAAGTGATGATATTCCTTCGTTAGCTCATACAAAAATAAGTGATTTTGATGCTGGTGTTCGTACCAATAC